GAAGTCTCTGATTACGTTTTCAGCGACATCAACCAATCTCAACAGTCTAAGGTTTACGCCACAACAAACGCCCGGTACTCAGAAGTGTGGTGGTTCTACCCCAGCGGGGCGTCTAATGAGAATGATCGATATGTAGTCTGGAACTACGCAGAGAACACTTGGTCAACTGGCAACCTTGCTAGGACGGCTGCGGTGGATCACGGCGCATTCCGACATCCCATGTGGGCAGACCCAGCTGACAACCACATCTATGAGCATGAGGTCGGCTTTGACTATGGCTCATTAACGCCATTCGCAGAGTCCGGGCCAATCATGCTGGCGTCTGGGGATGAGGTAGCGTCTGTGGTGGAGATGATCCCTGATGAGAAGACCCAGGGTGATGTTCAGGCGGTATTTAAGACCCGTTTTTACCCCAATGACACCGAGCGGTCATATGGGCCTTATTCTATGTCTAACCCTACGTCCTTGAGATTTACCGGAAGACAACTGCGTATTCGGGTTGAAGGGGAAAGGCTTGCCAACTGGCGGGTAGGTGTTAATAGGCTTGATATCATCCCGGGCGGGCGGCGGTGAGTGAATACATACCTCAACCCCAGGGCTATGCATGGCAGACATGGGCTAGGCGCTTAGTCCAGTATCTAGGGCGAATACGGTCTATTCTGGAGCACAAAGGCACCGGGGAGTCCGCCACAGAAGACGGGATCCTGATGTGGGACCCCCAGAACCAGTACCCCGTAGTGTCAAAAAATGGCGCCTTCAAGCAGATCATTTTGGAAGACGGCCACGCTACACTAATCAGGTCAACGGACGTCACCGCTGCGGCAATCAATACGGCATATGCCATCCAATATGATACCCCTACAGGAAATGTGGGTATTACATTAGATGGCACAGACCCTACGAAGATTGTCTTTGAAGAGGCTGGCGAGTACATAGTGATGTTCTCAGCGCAGATAGCGTCGAGCTCATCAAGCACCGCAAACTTTTACTTTTGGCCTCGGGTTAATGGGACTGATCTAGGCGGATCAACCATGAAGAACGCGCTGCATCAAAACAACGCGACATTGGTTGTGTCTCGATCGGCCAAGCTCGACATGAGCGCAAATGACTACCTCCAGGTTATGTGGGCGGTAGATAGCACTAGCGGGTCGCTAGACGCCTCTGCGGCTACAGCTTTTTCCCCGGCGGCACCCGCAACTACTCTCAATATCACGCGGATGCATGGATGAATGAGATTGAGCGATGCAGGCCGTGGATTGAAGCGGCGCTTGGGTTTTCGGGCGGCACTCATGAGTATGACGATGTCGCCTATGCTATACTTCAAGGTCAAATGCAGCTATGGCCTGCGGATGATGGCTGTCTCGTTACTGAGATGCTTTTGTATCCAAAAAAGAAGGTGCTGCACATCTTTTTAGCTGGGGGAAAGCTAGAAACACTGACTGATATGCATGAGAGCGTTATCTGGTGGGCTAAGGCACAAGGATGCTCCGCATTAACGCTATCTGGAAGGAAGGGCTGGGTCAAGGCGCTAGAGTCGTTTGATTGGAAGCCCACGATGGTTTGTTTAACTAAAGAGATTTAACTATGGCAGGCGGGAAAGGCGGTAGCCAAAGTACAAAAGTTGAAATCCCAGCGTGGATGGAAGACGCAGCTAAAAGAAATCTAGCTAGAGGCGAGGCAATATCGCGTATTGGATATGTGCCGAAGTTTGGCCCCGATATCGCGGCATTTAACGAGGCTGACCGGGCTGCTCGATCGAATGTAAACGCAATGGCGGAAGCATTCGGAATGGCTGGTGCTGGTGAATTTTCTATGCCAGAGACGGTTGAGGCTGGCGGTGTTAGTGGATACTCCTCTGCGCCCTTGTTTGAGCAGGCATTGGAAGAGCTCAAGACCCGCCGTCCCGGCCAATTTGCAGCTATTTCAAGCCAATTTATTGACCCAATGGGCGAGGGCGACCTTGGTCTGGGTGATTGGGCCAATATGACTCCAGAGCAGCGAGCGCAGTTTATCAACCGCTATACCGGCGGAATCAGAATCTAGGAGATAAATATGGCTGGCGGCGGAGCTACAACACCAGCGGGTGGATCAAAAGGCGGCGCTCAGGTAGCAAGGCCAAACGAAAGAACGCTAACCAACCCGCAAACCGGACAAACCATGCAGGTGGTAGCAAATGACCCGAGATTGGCAGGGCTTTCAGATTTTGACGCGGCAAATTTGGCGTTCGGATTAGGTGGGGCCCAAGCGGCACCAGTGCCTCAAGCACCAGTTCCTGGATCGGCAACACTCGGTGGCGTTCCAACTGGCCCAAGCTCTGGCGGGCCAACAACTCTATTTAATCAGCAGTTGGGCTCTGTGCAGAAAGCAACGGAAGGCGTTCCTACTGGGTCGTCTGCACCAGCGCCTGGAGGCAAAGGCGGCGCACAGACAGCCGTAGATGCCATGCAATCCGCAGGAAGCCTGCCAGAAGCTGTAGCAGCTGGATTTAGGCAGGCAGGGATTGGAACCGCTCAGGCGATGCAATACCAGCCCATGAACATCCAAGCGCAACAGATTAGTGCTCAGGGGTATAACCCAACGAGTGCGGCGGCACAATCGGCTGCAGCCCAGGGTTATCAAGCAGTTGATGCTGGGTCTCAGGGATACACCGCAGAGCGAGCAGGATCAGCTGGTTTTGAGGCCGCATTGGGTGAGTCTCAGGGCTATGATGCTACATTAGCGGAATCGCAAGGCTATACAGCTGAGAGAGCGGCCGCAGAAAGAGCGAAAGCTGAGAGGGCTGCAGCTCAGGGATATACCGCAGAGCGGGCTGCAGCTGAAAGGGCGGCGTCGCAAGGATATGGCGCAGAAAGAATTGCAGGCGTTGGCCCTGTCCGAGAAGAGCGCGTAGCAGCTGGTCAACTTGCAGGCACTAGCCTAGACCCATACTTTAACCCTTACGAGTCTCAGGTAGTACAGCAGTCTCTCTCCGATATTGAGAGGGCGCGTCAGATGCAGCAGAACGTGCAGGGGGCTCAGGCCCAAGCTGCGGGTGCATTTGGTGGTTCGCGTGAGGCTATTGCTCAGGCTGAAACTAATAGGGCCTTTGCAGAGCAGGCGGCTAGGACGGCTTCAGGTTTGCGCCAGGCAGGCTTTACGCAAGCCCAGCAAGCTGCACAGCAGGATATCGCTACAAGGATGCAGGCCAACCTTGCCAACCAGCAGGCGGCGCTACAGGCGGGCACAACAACCGCCCAATTAGGGCAGCAGGCTCAGCTTGCCAATCAGGCAGCACAAAACCAAGCCGCTCAGTTTGGGGCTCAAGCTGCTAATGTCTCCGCCCTGCAAAATGCACAACTTGGTACGCAGGCTAATCTTGCCAACCAAGCCGCCGCGAATCAGGCCGCTCAGTTTGGAGCCCAAGCGCAGAATGTTGCGGCATTGCAGAACGCCCAACTCGGCACTCAGGCCGCTCTACAGAACGCCCAGCTTGGTACTCAAGCAAACCTTGCAAATCAAGCGGCGGCGAATCAGGCGGCTCAATTCGGAGCTCAGGCAGCGAATGTTGCAGCACTCCAAAATGCGGCCGCACAGAATCAGGCGGCACAGTTCTCATCTGCGGCACAGAACCAGCAGGCATTGGCGAACCAGGCTGCACTCAATCAAGCGGCTCAGTTTGGCGCACAAGCCCAAAACGTGGCTTCATTGCAAAACGCTCAGCTGGGAAGCCAGGCGGCACAGTTTGGTGCTCAAGCCGCAAACGTGGCGGCACTACAAAACGCGGCGGCTCAGAACGCAGCTGCTCAGTTTGGAGCGCAGGCAGGAAACGTGGCCGCGCTACAGAACGCTCAATTGGGAACACAAGCCAACTTGCAGAATGCCGCAGCAACGAATGCAGCAGCGCAGTTCGGGGCTCAGGCTGGAAATACGGCCGCGATCCAGAATCAGCAGGCGGCATTACAGGCGGCACTCGCTAATCAAGGCGCAGGATTGCAGGGAGTTAATCAACAACTCGCGGCAGCAGGCCAGTTAGGCAGTCTCGCTAATCTTGGATTTGGTGCGGCAAATACTGTTAATCAGGCAGTCGCTCAGCAGGGTGCGCTTGAAAGGGCGGCTCAGCAGGCAATCATTGACGCGGCTAATCAGCAGTATGCTGGATTCACCGGTGCGCCCCAGCAAGCCCTACAAACTGCTCTTGGGGCGTTTGCAGGGTCTCAGACGGGTCAACAGACGCAGACAACAAGCCGTCAGCCGGGGCTATTTGATTACCTCACGCTCGGGGCACAAATGTCTGATATTAGGCTCAAGGAGAACATCCAGCCTATTGGCAAGTCAGATAAGGGTATCAGCCTCTACACCTGGGATTGGAATGAGGAAGGCAAGCGCATTGCAGGGAATCAGCCGACGATTGGCGTGCTGGCTCAAGAACTGCGTGAAGTCATGCCAGAGGCCGTTACAGAAGGCTCTGATGGCTATCTGAGAGTGAATTACCTAAAGGTACTGTAATGAACGGACAGATGACCCCAATACAAATGATCGTTGCCGCCCAGCAGAGTGGCGGAATGCCAATGCGTCAGCCACAGGGGTTGATGCAATTGCCTACTCCTCAGATGCAGGCAGGCGTTGGCGGTGGCTCTGTAAGTTTTTCAACTCCAACAATTGATCGCAATGCAATTATCCGCGATTACATGAGAACGCAGGGCATGGATCCTGATGACCCAAAGAACGCGACAGAGCTAGAAAGGCTCAAAAAAGAGTTTGGGTTTATGGACGCGATTAAGTCCGCCCCAGAGAGAGGAATACAAAAGATTGAAGATGCCGGTAAAAGTATTCAGGGCATCTTTGACATGATGAAAAATTTAGGTAGCTAAAATGAGAAACTTTGGCCTACTTGGACAGCCAGTTCCTACCCCAGCACCAGCAACAGCACCCGCTCCAGCACCCGCAGCGCAGCCTCAAGGCTTTGGCGGCAGGATGATGGGCATCCTTAGCGGATTGGGAAGTGGCATACAGGATTTCCTTGATGATGATGAGAAGCGAGCAAGGCTTGTTATCGCGCTGAACTCTATGCGCCTCAACCCAGATCCAAATCTGGCGAGGGCAATGCAGAGTCAGATGGAGACGGCTCAGGCTACTCGATTGCTAAAAACTCAAAGCAACCAAACTGCCGCCGCACTAAGAGCTGCCGCTCAGACCGAAACAAATGCACAGCGTAAGGATCAGCTTACTAAGCTAGCGGATTACATTGACGCGAATCCAGCCAATACAGAAGCGCCTAAATTGGCGGTGCAGTATTTAGCGAATCCAATGCATGGGTTGCCGGAAGGATTCCAAACAAAGCACATGAGCGCGGTTGCTGCGGGACTTACGCCCGGCACCGATGAGTACAACAGATTCATGGGACGCAAAGGCACCTACGGCGGCGCGTTTGCATACTCAAAAGACAGATACGATGCGATAAGCGGGATCAGAAAAGAGTTTCAAGGAATTAAAGAAGTTAAAGACTTCCAATCGCAAGTCTCGTCACTTGGCAGGGTGATGTCGTCAGCGCAAGACCCGTCAGCGGCAGGTGATTTGGCCTTGATATTCAACTACATGAAAATGCTGGATCCAGGATCCACGGTAAGGGAAACTGAGTTTGCTAACGCACAAAATGCAGGTGGCGTCGATGATAGGGTGAGAAGTTTATGGAATTCACTGAAAGAGGGTCAGCGCCTAACGCCAAACCAAAGGGCGGACTTCACTGGAAGGGCGCTGACACTTTACGAAGGCGCATTAAAAAGCTACGAAGAAAACTATGAAAAACCGTATCTAGGGTATATCAAGGGAATGCTAAATCCAGAAGACGATCCAGCAAAATACTTGCAACCTATAAGGTTTAGAGGTGAAACCTATACCCCTGATCAAGTATTACAGCTTGCCGATGCGCCTCCAGCTGGCTTTCCAAAAGCAATGTGGGACGGGCTTAGTAAGGAAGAGAAAGATCTGGTAAATCAAATGAATGATATCCAGCGAGCAAGATTTATTGCGGCGGGTAATCAGTAGATGGCTATTACAGAAGCGCAGCGTAAGATGCTGGATGAAGCGAGAGCTCAGCAGACGTCAATTGAAAGAATGCCGTTTAGGCAGGCGTTTCAGGGTGCGACATACAATTGGGGCGAGGAAATTGAAGCCGCTGTCCGTAGCGTTTTGCCCGAGGCTTTAGGTGGCGGCGAATACGAGGCCATACGAGATGAGCTGCGAGCTAGGCTTTCGGACTACCAAAGGCAATACCCTGGGGAAGCCTTAACGGCGGAAATTGCCGGAGCATTTTTACCTACCGTGGCGGCAGCCGTATTGCCGGGTGGCCAGGGGGCCGCTGCGCTTAGAACGGCAGAGCTTGCTACCCGGTCAGGCCGGATGATGCGCGGCGCTAAAGGCGCAACTGTCGCTGGCGGAGAGGGCCTTCTTAGCTATGGTGGCTCGGCAGAGGGCGAATTAACAACCGATGACATAGCCCCCGCCTTGGTGTCTGCAGCAACGTCAATTGTAGGCGGAAAGGCGGCAGAAACAGCCATATCCGGCGCTGGCGCTTTAGGATCTCGGGTTATTAACTTTGCCAGAGAAAAGATGGGCACGAGGGCTGCTGATGCCGTTCAGGCGGAGCTTTTGCGGTTGGCAGAAACGTCAGGTCGCACAGTAGACGATATTGTGAACGACATCATGAACGGCCGAGTTATGGCAGAAAACGCCACGTTAGCCGCTGCCGTCAGATCGCTAAGAAGCCAGCAAGGCCCAGCGTCCACGACAATTGACGAGGCGCTAGGGAGGCGAGCTACGGAAACAAGGCAGGCCGCCACAGAGGAGCTTCAGGAAGGTTTAGCCCCAGGAATGCCGGGTAATGTCCAAAAGGCAATTGACGCTTCTGATGCTGAGCTATCCAAGATGGAAAGCGCGATGTACAAGAAAGCATTCGGAGAAGTGCCAAATATCAGCAGTGAGATTGCTGAGGTAATGCTTGAGTACGCGAGGCTCTACCCGCAGGCGGCAGCTAGGCTGACTGAAAAGTATAGGCGGAGAAACATCGTCCCTATATTCAAGCAGGCTGATGACGGGGCCCTAGAACTAGCCAGATTGCCAGATTTAGAAGACGCCGAAATACTGCGAAGGGAAATTGGTATTCAGGCCGGTATGGAGTTCAAAACACCCGGCAAAGAAGGTCTTGCGGTTGAAGCTGCAGAAGCAGAGCGAACCTTTAAAAGAATACTAGATGCTGAGTATCCCGGCCTAGCCGATGTCAGGGCAAGCGCGGCATCCTTGCGCGGGGCAAGAGAGTCATACCAAGAAGGTAAGCGGGCGTTTACAGGCTCGCCTGATGACGCAGAAATTCTTTACGACAAGGCAGTGGCAAAAGGGCCAGAGGCAGTTAAGGCATTTCAGGCGGGGGCTATGGCTCAATTGCGGAACAAGCTATCAAGACAGCCGGGGATGATTGGTCGTTTAGCAGACCCAGAAAGGGCAGACGGCCAGATTCTAGCAATTATCTTCCCAAATGAAGGCTTGGAAAGCATACAGCAGAGGCTGGACATTGCGGAGGGGGCGCGTGACCTGCGGCAGACTGTTACTCGCGGAAGCATGACGGCCCCACAACAGCAGGCTGCTGCCCGTGAAGGCACCAATCTAACAATGACGGACATATCCGGCGTAGCAAGCGGCGACCCCATCGCCATACTAGGCGCGACAAGAAAGATGCTCAGCGGTATAGCCCCAGGACTGACTGACGCCCAAAGAAATCAAGTTGCTGAAGTTTTATTCAGCGAAGACCCGCAGTTCGTTAGAAGAATGATGACTAACGAGGCACCAATTGACGAGGTGCTAAGAAAGATACAAGGGGTGCTCAGTATGCTTGGCGCTACTGCTCGCAGGACTGTGGCAGTGGAGGCTGGGCAGGTGACGCAAGGAGAGCAGTCTCCAGCAACTGGCCTTTTAGGAATGCAATAAATGGAACTGAAGCCGCTCACACAGGACGAGATTGAAAGCATCGCCGCAACCGCGATTGAGGATGCCGTAGATTTTGTTGAGTCAGAGATTAGCCCAGAGCGCGTAAAGGCTCAGGAATACTTTGATGGCAAGACCGACCTCGGTTATGAAGAAGGCCGATCGAAGGTCGTTGCGACCAAGGTGAGAGACAATATCAGGGCGATTAAGCCATCCCTTATGCGGGTATTCATGTCTACCGATAAGCCGGTGGAATTCGTTCCTACCGGGCCAGAAGACATAGGTCTGGCTGAGCAGGCCACCCAATATATGCACTGGAAGTTCAACGAATCAAACGGGTTTAAGATCCTGTCTGACGTCTTCCAGGATGCGCTGGTTAAGAAGACCGGCATAGTCAAGGTGTATTGGGAAGACTATGAGGACACCAAGATCTTCACCTATAGCGATCTGAGCGATGACGAGTTCGCCATGATCGCTCAAGAGGAAGACCTCCAGGTTCTGGAGCACTCCGAAGAGATGGTGATCACGATGGATGAGATGGGGATGGAAATGCAGTCCCTAATCCATTCTATTAAAGTCGCAAAGATCAGCAAAAAGGGGAAACTCTGCGTTGAGTCTGTACCCCCAGAGGAGTTCTTTGTAGACCGAAACGCCCGGGCGATTGATGACGCCTACTGTGTTGCACATCGAAGAGAGATGCGAATTAAAGACCTCATGGCTATGGGGTATGACTTTGATGAGGTAATTGATTACGCGGGCGTAGATGAGCAGGACACCCTTGTAGAAGAGGAAGAGTTCGCTCGCCGTGGATATTACAACGACTACACTGACGACAATGTAAATGACCCCTCTATGCGGCCGATTCTGGTGACTGAGTGCTATATGCACATGGACACCTACGGGAACGGTTATCCGCTGCTTCACCGGGTTATTTGCATTGGCGGCAACTACAAGATGCTGGACTTCATGCCATGCGATGAGGTGCCGTTTGCTGTATTTGAGGTAGACCCAGAGCCTCACGCATTCTTTGGTCGATCTCAGGCTGACCTGATCATAAACGATCAAGACGTCTGCACAAGCATGATCCGGGGCATCCTTGATAATGTGGCCTTAACCAACAACCCACGCCAGCAGATCATTGAAGACCTGGTCAATATGGATGACGTCCTAAACAACGAGATTGGGGCGATTGTCAGGGTTAAGCAGGCAGGCTCGATACAAGACCTCTCAGTGCCGTTTATAGCGGGAACAACGCTCCCGGCACTCCAGTACCTAGATGAGCAGGTAGATGCCAAGACGGGCGTTTCTAGGGCCTCTATGGGGCTTAACCCTGACGCCCTTCAGAACACTACCGCAACGGCTGTTGCTGCGACGATGCAGGCAGCGGCCGGTCAGGTTGAAGTAATTGCTAGAAACCTAGCCGAAGGCGGTCTCAAGCGTATGTATATGCTCATGTTGCGGGAGGTAATTAAGAACTCCCCAGACCATGAAATGATGCGCCTATCAGGCCAGTTCGTGCCAGTTGACCCCCGGGTATGGAATACGGACATGGATCTGTCTGTGAATGTGGGCCTTGGCACAGGGAAAGAAGACCAGAAGATGGCGCTTCTAGGTCAGGCGTTACAGGTTCAGATGCAGATCATGCAGGGATATGGGCCTCAGAACGGCTTGGTTACTCTCACGCAGATCCGCAACACTCTCGCAGATATGCTCGCATTGGCCGGGATACGCAACGCAGACCGGCACTTTATGCCTATGGATCCTCAGAC